CTCATTGGAATCCCAAAGCCCTTAACAGTTCATCTGGTGCTTATGGGATAGCTCAGTTCCTCCCGACAACTTGGGGGAATTACAACCTTAAAAAGACTTCAAACGCCATGAGGCAGGTAGAGTTCGGGCTTCATTACATAAAGGTTCGCTACTCAACGAGCTGTCAGGCTTGGCAACATGAACAAAGATGGGGCTGGTATTGACCCCGATTATTGTTTGATTGTCTTGCTATAATCGGGTTATGACAAAACCTAAGAATCCAGCAACAAGAAAAACCGCGCTAGATCGTTTTCTTGAAAAAGTACGCATAGACGAAAGCGGTTGCCACATTTGGACGGGAGCGTTATCTGATACCGGTTATGGATCATTTAACGCAGGTGGCAGTCGCTCTAATGGTGGGTGGACTTACATGGGGGCGCATCGATTTGCTTATGAACAGGCTTATGGAAAAATCTCTCCCAAAATGCATTTAGACCATTTATGCAGAAACAGGGCTTGCGTAAATCCTGAACACTTACAGGAAGTGACCCCCAAAGAAAATAGCGCAAGGCGCATAGACACCCCCGATGTTGTAGGTTCCTTTAAGTGCGGACATGAATTTGCCAAAGAAAACATTTACATTAACCGCCGCAGTAATAGGTCAGATGGAGCTACTTGCAAAACTTGCGCTAACGCGAAACGAAGAAAAAAAACAAAACAAGCCGGATATAAACATTTACCTCAAGGGTTGCGAGATAAAGTTTATGAGCGTTCTCAAGGTAAATGCGAAAAATGTGGCGTGGGCATGAGCAGGGCATCAATGGTGATTCACCATAGAAAATTACGCAGTCGCGGAGGCTCAGATGAGCTGAGTAATCTAATTGGCGTGACGGCTTCTTGCCACAATAGGGCCACCGATTCAATTCATTTTAATCCAGAAATTGCTGAAAAATTTGGTTATATGACACCCGGTTGGGAAAACACGGAAAACCACAAAATATTTATCTGGGGTGAATTTTGGGTGCTTTTGAAAGATGACGGGAGCATGGAATCGGTGTAATGTAAGCAATCCAACAAGAAAGGCAAACAACATGAATCAAATCGTTATTGAAGGCAATCTAGGCTCTGATCCTGAACTCAAAGTATTCGGCGATGAAACTCTCGCCACATTTTCATTAGCGCACACTCCGCGCAAGAAGGTTAATAATCAATGGCAAGACGGGGACACAATTTGGTTTCGCGTGACCTTTTGGAATACAAAAGCCGACAATGTTTTCGACACGCTCAGAAAAGGTGAGAAAGTCCTAGTTGCTGGAAAACTTGCCCAATCTAAGTTCACGGGTAAAGACGGCGTAGAAAAGACTTCACTTGAGATCGCCGGAACTAACTTTTACCTTGTAGCTCGTGGCAAGGGTTCATCAACAGCCGCGCCATCAGATTTCTTTGCTTCTGTTCCTACTGAGGACAAGCCAGCATGGTAGAGGAACTCTGGACTTCAAAGCAGGTTATCGAACATCTTGAAATTGAGATTAACAACCTGCGCCAACTGCAATTCCGCAAGACTCTGGCATGGGTAAAGAAAGAGGGCAAGGCGGTTTTCTATCTCGCCGATGATGTCAGGGCCTACAAATTAAAACGCGAGGCGCGCAAAACAGTAAAATAACTACATGATCATTGATAAGGAAGTAATAACACTCGCCGACATAGACGAGGCTATTGCCCACCTTTCTGAAATGATGAAGGACAGATACAGAAACAGATTGACTCATCAGCGCAAGGCATTTCTGATGAGCGAAATGGACAGTTTATTAGACGCAAGGATGGAGGCACTGAATGAAATTGGAAACGGTAGCGATAGAGAGCCTAACTCTCGATCCGAATAACGCTCGATTGAAGAAGGATTACGACGCATTGAAGAAGGATTACGACGCATTGAAGAAGGATTACGACGCATTGAAGAAGGATTACGACGCATTGAAGAAGGATTTTTATGTTGGGAAAACCTGACGGGACTTAAAGCCGAACTGATACCGTAATCCGACAATGCCAGAAAACGCAAGGCTGGAGGCAATAAGTGAACTTGGAAACAGTAGCGATAGAGAGCCTAGAGCTAGACCCGAATAACGCCCGAAAACACTCGAAGCGTAATCTTGATGCTATCGCCGCAAGCTTGGAGAAGTTTGGTCAGCGCAAGCCGATAGTTATCCATAATGGCGTAGTTATCGCTGGCAATGGGACACTCGAAGCCGCCAAAAGTCTAGGCTGGACAGAGATCGGGATTACGCGTTGCCCTGATGATTGGGATGCCGATACTGCTAAGGCTTATGCGCTCGCTGATAATCGCTCGTCTGAGTTAGCTGAGTGGGATGACCTAGTGCTGGCAAATCAACTTCTCGATCTTGATGGCGCAGGTTGGGATATAACAGAGCTTGGATTTAATCAAAGAAACCTGCCCGATCCAGAACCGGCAGATGAAGATGAAATTCCAACAACGCCAAACGAGCCAACGGGAAAACTAGGCTCAATTTGGAAACTTGGTAGACACACTCTTGTATGCGGAGATTCAACTGACCCAGCAACCCTAGCCAAAGCCCTCAACGGCAAGAAGGCAGATGTAATCTTTACAGACCCACCTTATAATGTAGCCTACGAAGGCGGCACAAAAGACAAACTGACCATCGAAAATGATGCGATGACAGATTCTCAATTTGAACTATTCCTTACAAACGCTTATTCGGCAATGTACGCAAACGCCAAAGAAGGTTGTTTGATTTATGTCTGCCATGCCGACTCATCGGGGCATATCTTCCGCAATACATTCGTGGGGGGGGGGCTTTATGTTGAAGCAAGTTCTTGTATGGGTTAAAGACAACTTTGTACTAGGCCGCCAAGACTACAACTGGCAACATGAACCAATCCTTTATGGATGGAAACCCGGCGCAGCTCATAAATGGTACGGGGCATTTACTAATTCAACAGTTTTGGATTACGGGCGCAAAGATATTGAGAAATTAAATAAACAAGAATTGGTGGATTTAATAACACAGGCACAAGAAACCTCAACCGCAATTCGAGAACCAAGACCGCGCAGAAACGGCGAACATCCAACGATGAAGCCAATCTCGTTAGTTACGCGCTTAGTTAGAAACTCCTCAACACGCGATCAGATTATTCTTGATCCGTTTGGTGGTTCAGGCTCAACTCTTATAGCGGCTGAAACACTAGGACTTGTTGCTGGAATTGTTGAACTAGACCCTAAATACTGCGATGTCATCATCCAGCGTTGGGAAAACTTAACGGGCGAAAAGGCTGAATTGGTAATCCCGTAATGCGTGAAAATGCTCCCGATGTAATTAATCTTGACCCTGCGCTATTTGAGAAGGAACGATTAGTCGTTCAATACCGACAGGGCGGGGCAACATTTGAGCAGATAGCAATGAAACTCGGATACGCGGATCATTCGGGGGCAAGGCAAGCCTTCAAACGGGCGATGGAGAGGATGCGCGATGATGCTCTTAATAATGAGATGCGCGAGCTACACAGGCAAAGGCTCGAAGTCGCCCTAACCGCTATCTGGCCCGATGTAGTCAAGGGGGATTTAGAAGCGATTAAGGTTATGCTCAAGATATTAGAGCGGGATGCCAAACTCTACGGAATAGATGCGCCAGTAAAGACTGAAGTGGAGGTGACAAGTTACGATGGAAACCTTTTACGACAGAGAACACGCGAAATTGTCCGCGCTATACGAGAAGTTACAGGATCGCCGGATAGCGTGGGAGAACGATCTAGCGAGGCCGGAACAGTTACCGAGTGATGATGAGAACTGGAGCATTTATCTCTACCTTGCTGGCAGAGGCGCAGGAAAGACTAGGACTGCGGCTGAATGGCTGGCGTGGGAAGCGACTACACATAACAACACCCGTTGGGCAATCGTGGCTCCTACCTTCGGCGATGTGCGCGATGTATGCGCTGAGGGTGAGTCTGGAATCATCAACATTCTGCGAGATTACGGCTCCCTAGCAGATTACAACAGGTCACAGGGCGCAATAACCCTTACTAACGGCTCAAAGATAAAACTATTTTCTGCCGATGAACCTGACCGCTTGCGTGGGCCTCAACATCATGGCGCGTGGTGTGACGAGCTAGCCGCCTGGAGATACCCTGACACTTGGGATCAGTTGCAGTTTGGCATGAGATTAGGCGATCACCCAAGAACAGTTATCACCACAACTCCTAGACCTGTATCCCTCATTAGAAACCTAGTTAATCGCACCGATGGAAGCGTGAAGGTTGTCAGAGGCTCGACATTTGATAACGCTAAGAATCTAGCCCCTCAAGCCCTTTTAGAGTTACAGGCGAGATACGCCGGAACGCGCATGGGCAGGCAAGAACTTTATGGGGAGTTGCTTAATGAATCAGACTCAGCCCTTTGGACACGCGCTCTCATTGAAGAATCAAGAATCAAGCCCGAAGATGCACCACCTTACTTCCGCGTGGTTGTAGCGATTGACCCTGCCGTGACGAGTGGTGAGTCAAGTGATGAAACGGGAATCGTTGTCGCAGGTGCTACACCTGATGGGCATTACTACATTTTAGAAGATGCCTCTATGCGCGGAACGCCTGAAGCGTGGGCGAGAAAAGCCGTAGAGATGTTTAGGAAGTGGAAGTGTGATCGGGTAATCGGTGAGGCCAATAACGGGGGCGACATGATTGAAGCCCTATTAAGACAAGTTGATCCTTCTATCCCTTATCGAAAAGTAACCGCCACTAGAGGCAAGCGAGTGAGAGCCGAGCCAGTATCCGCCCTCTCTGAACAGTTACGCCTTCACTTTGTCGGCAATGATTTCGCACAGTTAGAAGATCAGCTAGTTACATGGGAACCTGACTCTGATAAAAGCCCAGACAGAATGGATGCGATGGTGTGGGCGGTGTCTGACTTAATGGGTGGGTCGTTGGCGATGAGGTCACTCGCTGCGATGGCTGATTTCTGTCCTAGTTGCAGATTGCCACTAGTGCGCGGAACAAGATTATGTCCGCGTTGCAAAACTGTAATTAATGCTTAATACCCCTATGATTACGCTAAGGCGCAGAAAGAGTAGAGACTTTCTGTACCTGAATAGAGCGCAGGGGGAGTCACGACTTTCTGCGCTCTATTTCTTTTTAGAGTAAGATTTAATTAGTTATCAGGCTTTCGTGACTTAAACCTGAGTGCGAGTAGTAATCGCATAAACCGCCGTTAGATGGCGTTACTCAATCTTGCCTACTATGCAAGCGAGTTAGAAATCGAAAACTAACGAACAACAAATAAATCTCTAAAACGAATTGCCTAGAGATGAACAAGGCTTATTTGTCGTACATGGCGCAATTAGAGAAATCTCCCGACTTCTACACCGGAAACTTCAGGTGACGGAAATACGGGCTTGCATAAAGCCCTCGTCTGCCCGTTTGCTTAGGCTCCGGAAATGCAAAACCGCTATCATTACACTAGCCTGAATTACAAGAGGCATAACTAATGGGGGACACATGGGTCTATTAGACCGTCTAGCAAAAGCAATCGTAGATGCACAGATCGAGAAGGCTCCAAGTAACTTACCTGCTGGCGCAGTCGTTATGTCTGAACAACAGATGCGAGATGCTAACCAGCAAAACACATACGGCGCACAGACTCCCTTACAACGCAATCCCCTTATGTCGGGCGTTCCTTTCGGCCCTGGTCAGCCGATTATGCCGGGCGCAATCAACCCTCTCCGCGATGACGGCAGAGCTGACCCACGCCGCTATGAATACCAAGTCGCTCAAAACCTCAACATCGGCACAGAGCAGAAACTCGTTCAATTCAAAACACTTCGCGGAGCAGCAGAGCAGATTGACATTGTGCGCCGTTGCATCGAAGTATTAAAGGCAAAGATTTCAGGTTTAGATTGGGACATCGTTATCGCTCAAGATGCAAGCGAAAAGATTATCTCCGAAATCGGTGGCGATCATGTTCGCGCTATGTCACAGGCTCGTTCTAAGTTTTCAGATGAGATTTATCGCATTAGAACATTCTGGGAGAATCCAGACAAATCCAACGGACTGACCTTTATTGACTGGATGATGATGTCGCTAGAGGAAATCCTTGTCCTAGATGCGTGGGCTATCTGGCCTCAGAAAACAGTTGGTGGGGATTTATACGGCTTCCAGATTTTAGACGGCTCGACCATTAAGCCACTTTTGGATGATCGCGGTATGCGCCCGATGCCGCCACAAGCCGCTTACCAACAGATTCTCTACGGCTTCCCTCGCTCTGAGTTCATGGCTAACTCTGACGATGTGAACGCCGATGGCGAGTTCACTTCAGATGATCTTTCCTACTTCATCCGCAACCGCAGGGCTAACTCTGTCTATGGCTCCTCACCCGTTGAGCGTTGCCTACCACTAGCTGACCTTTATTTGCGCCGCCAGCAATGGTTACGCGCTGAATACACCGATGGCGTTACCCCTGAGATGATGCTTACCTCAGATGCTGACTTCGGTAATGACCCACTTGTAATGAAGCAGTATGAAAA